AATCTTGTCAGCTGCATCCCATAGTTTAGTAACTACTTCCATATTGACTACAATATCTGAGTCAATCCATAGAAGCCAATCAGTCTTGACTTGGTCAGCCCAGTAGTCAAATAGAACCTGACGTTGTCTACCAATCTGATTACCCTGCACTCGCATGCTGTGGCTTAACTCAATGCCATTGTTAGCACATTGTAGTGCTACACTAACGACACCTTCTGTGAACTTACCATCAGTGTTACCGTTGTCACACCAGCCTATTGCAAGTGTTCCCTTATTTACTTTAGCCATTATAGTCCCCTTAAATGTTAGATGACCAGTTTATCCACGTGGTCAGGTGGTACTGCTAGTTAGTTATTATTCAGCGACAGGTGCAGCAGGTAGTGCTGCTAGTTCTGTCTGATGAGTTGCAATAGCAGCCTCAAGGATAGTCAATGCCTTATCAGCATTTGCTACACCTTCTTCATCATTGAGTGACTCACAAGTAGTCTTGTTCAATGAGTGCTGGTATGCCTCTGATGCGAACTGTGATACTCGCTGTGAGAGAATACTGCGCTTCTGCTCATCTGTAAGTAGTGATGCGTAGTCAATTGACATTAGTTTTGTCCTTCTGTTAGGTCAGCCTCGTCAGGCTGGGTTGATTCCATTATAGCAGGTGGTGTTAAGTAACCGTCAGTAGGCACAATCGGTGTGGATTGTTCCGCTGGATTTAACCAAGCCTGATACTCAGGATTATCCTCTGTGCAACTAACGCGCATTAAGCCTTTATCATCAAAGCCACCAAATAATTTAGAACCATCATCAAGTTCTCCGATTAGTTCGTATCTCATAGTTCTGCACTCCATCCTAAGTAAGCACCTGCTCCATTTGTTGTGTCCGTTTGTAATTGTGCTGGCGTGAAAGTTGTTAATCCTGCGGCTACTGTTGCTGACATTGATGCCATATATTCAGTAGTTCCCGCAAAAACAGGAACAGCATTGCAAGTTGTTGCGCCAATTCCCGCTTGACCAATCGCGTATTGGTTCGCTGTTCCTGATGTTTCTAATGCTGTTGGTTTTGTACGCATCACAACGGGAAAATTAATTGCTCCTCGCTGTGCAGTCGTTGAATAAACACCACCCCAATTTAGAATTGAACCTGTTGCGTTCGGATATACGCGATAGTAATACCGCTGGCAAGCAGCAAGTTCAGCCTGGTAAGTAGGCTGGTTTGGACGGTACGGTGTTGCCACATTTCCAAGTTCAAGTTGAACGCCAGTTATTTCAACATAATCTGTAGACGTAACAGAACTTGAAGCAGTTGATAATTGCCAACCAAGTGCAATTTGTGTAACAGTTGACCCAATGGTTCCAGTAAGTGTGTAACGAGTCCAAGTGGTTGAAAGTGTGATTCCACCTGTTAATGGTGTTGACCAACTTCCAGCAGTATTAACATTTAAATCGGCAGTGCCTGTTTGTGTATAAACATTGGCAGTAACTGTTTGTGTATTGCCAGCACCAGCACGAGCATAAAAACTATAAGTTACTGTTTTCCCAGCATAAAGAGTTGAATTGACTGACTCAAAAGTTTGATTAACAAAAACATTTGTACCCGCTAAACCTGAACCTCTAGCAATACGCATACAGTATTGAATAAATGGAAGATTTGTTGAGTCGCTTGTTAATTGTCGAGAAATAGTGTAGGAAGACGAAGCACTTGAATTCTGCTGCCAGCGGTCTGCTGTATAAATAAGTGCAGAACTGTTAAATGAAGTTCCGCGCTGCCAGACATTATAGGATGAGTTCAAAACGGCGTTGACGCTGGAAAGGTTATCGCTTTTGATTGAGCCATTGACATCTAACTTTGCAGCAGGGGAAGTGGTACCAATACCGACATTACCAGCATTATTAACATATAGACGAGCAGAACCAGCAGTCCATAAGGCTACATTCTCAAGCCCACCACCACCAGTGGCATTTGCTTCCAAATACTTTTGTGTAGATAATTTGCTGCTTGATTGACCACCAGCAAAGAATGTAACCGTTGCTGCTGCTCCATCCCCGCCTGGCAATGCGGTATTTGCGTTAAATGCAATTGAACCATAATCGTGTGCGTTAACAGTTCCGTTGCCAGCAAGCGCAGCAATCATAACACCGCTTGCATCGCCAGCAATGTATGACCTATTGTTAATCATAGAAATCATTTTAGGAGTGCTTTGACCTGCTGCTGTAGCAACGCTAAGCAAACCAAATGTTGCTGGTGTTGTAGTACCAATACCAACATTGCCAGCACTGTCTACTTCAACTAGTGAAGTTCCAGCACTATTCTGAACCTGTAACAAGTCACCACTCTGTGATGCTGCACCCTTAACAATGAAGCCAACATCAGCAGCGGTTGTATTGACAACCTGTGCCATAGCACCGCTAGTTAGAGTTGCACCGATACCTGTGCGACCTGCAAAGTAGTTAGGTGCTGTACCAAGAGCATAGAAGTTATAGTTAGCAGAGCCTGAAGCAGCAATAGTAGATTGAAAACCATAGTTAGCAGTTGCTCCAGTCATATTTGATTCAACATAGTAACCAACTTGACTTGATACCGTTGAACCTGCACCAACTGTTACTCCATTTGCAAAGAAGTGACGAAGAATACCTAAAGTAAATGCTGTTGCTACAGTAGCAGGAACGCTCATAAAACCACGATACTGACTTGTTGTATCTGCTGTTATACCAGTATTAACGTAAACTCCATTATAAGAAGATTGACCAGTTGAACTGGTTGAAATTATAAGACTTATTCCAGAGTTTGTAGTACCGCTACCCATTGATATTTTTCCAGAAGCATCAATTGCCATACGGGTTGTGTTGGTAGTTAAAAATTGTAACGCACCAGCATCTTGTGCGATAATTGAAAAGTTACCAGTACCACGAGTTGTTAGTGACGTGCTTCCGTTTGCACCTGAAGAACGAAGAATTCTTAATCCGTAATCGGTATAAGTCGTGTCACCGATTAAATCAATGTAAGTGATTCCGTCTACAGTACGCCCTGCGCCTAATTCAATACCGACTGTGCCTGTTGTAGCATTTCCAAGATTGTATGTGCCAAATGTCGCTGTTAAAACTGTTTGACCTAAAGTCAATCTGTTTGTGCTTGCTGTTGCAAATCCGATAGTGTTTGCAGCCGATAAATACATACCGTTTGTTGGCACTGTTGCAGATGTTGGAACAAATGATGTTGCGCTGTTTTCCCAGGATACTGCAGAACCATCAGTTGCTAGGAACTTACCAGCATTACCAGTTTGAGAGGGTACTACATATCCTGCAGCAGCAGTTGCTGAGGCAGCAGCCGAAGTTGCAGAAGTTGCAGCAGCGGTAGCAGATGCTGCAGCAGATGTTGCACTTGTAGTAGCAGCCGTTGCGGAAGCAGCGGCGCTTGTAGCACTTGTTGCTGCAGCAGTCTGACTGGTTGAAGCAGATGAGGCAGATGTGGCTGCAGCAGAAGCAGATGATGCAGATGCTGTAGCAGAAGTAGCAGATGCTGTTGCAGATGATGCTGATGCTGTTGCACTATTGGCAGAGGCAGTAGCACTTGCTGCAGCAGATGTGGCTGATGTAGCCGCTGCCGTGGCAGATGCCGCTGCACTCGTTGCCGAAGTAGCCGCTGCAGTTGCGCTAGCGGCTGCACTTGTTGCGCTTGTAGCAGCAGCAGTTGCACTGCTTGCTGCAGCAGTTGCAGAAGATTGAGCAGCGGTGACACTTGCTGCCATAGTTGAAGCAGAAGTTGCTGCACTAGCAGCAGATGTTGCTGCTGCAGTCTGAGAAGCGCTTGCTGAGTTAGCAGAGGTTAACGCAGAAGATGCTGATGTTGCAGCAGAAGCAGCAGATGTGGCAGCACTTGCAGCGCTTGTCGCTGCTGCTGCTACCTGAGCATCTGCAAAGTCTTTACGTACTGCATCACTTGCAAGTGTTGGTGTAGCAAGATTTGTAATCTTGAACCCACCAGCATTAAGGGCATCGCCCATAGTCTTGTTAGTAAGAGTCTGTACTGCGTTAGCAATTACTACTGTACCTGTTGTATTAGGTAGGGTAATTGTGTTATCTTGAGTTGGGTCTACTACTGTAAGGGTAGTCTCAAAGGCATCTGGTGTTGCACCTTCAAAGACAATGCTTGCATCTACACCAGCACCAGAGATGCTTGGGTTAGTAATAGTAGGGGCTGTAAGGGTCTTATTAGTCAGCGTCTGGGTGTCGATAGTTCCGACAACCGATGAAGAGTTTGAGATGCCGTGAACGCCCGTAGAAGCCTCGATATGGGCATTGGATTCACGGTAGTCACGACCGATAGCCATGTGACGGACAACAGCACCAGCCGAGTGAGCCTGGGCTGACGAGCCATCAATAGCACGGGTTACCGTAAAGGTGTTAGTCGATACCGCGGTGGCATCTAAAATTTCTTCGAGTGCTGTATCTGGGTCTACAACAACCGTAAAGGTTGTGCCCGCAGGAATCGACTGACCACCAAGAAGTGCAGTACCTGACTGCACAACTATGGTTGATGCGCCAGCAGTAACTGCACTTGTCAGTGTAGTCTGTTGCGAGCGAGAGGAGTAATTGCGTGTTGTCATTTATATTCCTATCGAGTATAATGAATTCGTGGCGGGTATTGGCTTTGCATTGCTGATACTTCTTCGTTTAAACGTTGTGAGTAAAGAGCAAAGAGTTGCTTTGTTGCTGATGCGCTTGCACCGTATGGGCGCTTGCCATCTGTTTCGTCCGCCTGTGGGCTAATCTGACCTGCACGAGCAGGGTCAAGGTAAGCCAATAATCTATATGATGCACCAAGGATTACAATGTCACGAGCTGATTCAGAGAATCCAGTAGTGGTTGTAAACACATCTCCACTGTTTTCCATTGCAGATGGAGGTGTGGCATACATCACCTTTACTGTACGTCCTGGTGTTATAAAGTCATAGATGGTTACAGTCTGTGAGTTTGCACCCCAAGTAGTTACATCTGCGAATGGGTCAAAGTCCCATCGACGAATACGAATCCATTCCTTAGAAGGACCTGTGTCCTGCCAAGACATAGTTAGAATATTCTCAATACCTAAATCTTCAAACTCGTAAGTGTTAATCGCTGCATTGAAAGTAAATGTTGTTTGCTTGACAGCAAGCAGGCTAGCACCCATCGCACGGATAGTATCGTTGATTGCCTTCTTGATTACATAGCGTGGGAAGATAGGCGAGATAGTAACCTTAGCATCAGCTGCGTGTGTAGCAGCACCTGTGCCTAGATACCCACGGCCGTAAGGTGATACAGTCGCTGTGTTACCTACACGGTCAAATGAGTCAACCCACATAAGTTCTTCGTCAACTTCAAGAATACCCTTGCCTACGTTACTCGTATCTCCAAGAGATAGGATTGTAGGTGAGGTGCTTGGAGACGTCAATGTTGTGACTGCTGTGCGTAGATATGTAGAGCGGTCCTGTTGGTAAGTATAACCTGAAAGGTTAATGAGGACTTCATCAATCATCTGTGCTAATGTTGTCATAGGTCTATGCTCCTTAATGCAACAACGGCTGATAGTCCAGTAGTTCCTGCTAGTTCATTACAGATAGCATTGAGCATCTTGTAATTATTAGGCTGACGGTTTGCACTGGCTTTAATGTTTAGTGCTGCTATGATACCTAAGCCACTAGTCTCAGCATAGTTATTTGCTGCACCTTGCTCAGATTGGTACTCATCTGGTGTTGGGTATGTTCCACCATTCGCAAGACGATTTAACTCGTCAGCAAATGTGCTACCTGCTACTCCTGTTGCCATTATCTAAACCTCGCAGCCTTCTTTGCTATTGACTTTGGTTGTTTTACAAACTGCTTACCTTTAGCATTACCTTTAGCCTTGGCCTTATTGGTTGCTGCTTTTTCTGCAGGACTCAGTGCAGCCCATGCTGCTTCTGGTAAATATCTTTTCTTGCCTTTAGATGGCTTACCATCAGAGGTCTTCCACTTTTGCGCAGTCCACTTCTTAAGTGACTGCTGTGACTTAGCAAGTGCCATTACTTGTAGCCCCCGCCTGCCTTCTTATACTGAACAGCAAGTAGTTGTGCTTTACGAGCAGACCATTCTCCAGGGTCTCCACCCTTAGAGCCAGCCTTAATCTTCTTAAACAATGAAGCACGCATGCCAGGCTTGGTATAGTTGCCAGCAGCATTGACTTTTGACTTAGCCTTTTTCTTTGCTACCATTTAACTTTATCCGCCCAGTATGCAGCAGACATCTTGCCCTTGGCAATGTTCTTTGCATGACGTGCCTTAAAAGAAGCTTGACGCTTTGTAGGCTGCCTATCGCCAGTCACACCCTGTTGACCAAAGCGAATAGTTTTGACCTTGTCTCCTTCTTTTGCCACAACAACGTGCGACTTTTTTGGGTGATTTGGTGTACGCTTAGGCTTATTAAAGCCCGATACTCCTGCTCGCTTTAGTCTTGGGTCTGCCATTTTAATTCCTATCGATTCTTATTTTGCTTTACAATATCTTCAAGAAGTTTTTGATATTCTTTAGGAGAGTATTCCTTGATTACACCAATACGAGGCTTTGCTGTAGGCGTAGGTGTTACCCTGCCCAAGTCACCCATTTTAATAGTTGAGCCACGTCCAGTTGTAACAATAACCTCAGACTTTTTAGTGGCCTGCGGTGAAGCCTTTGGTTTAGGCTTTGGAGTTACTTTTGGTTTTGGAGAAGCCATTTACTTCTTCTTGCCCATCTTCTTCATAACCATCTTCTTAGCAACTTTCTTAGCAGCCTTCTTCATTGGCTTGCCAGTTTTCTTAGCCTCAGCCTTAGCCATTGCCATTCCTTTTGCTGTGTATGCGAATTCCTTCATTCCTACTTTTGGCATTATACTTGTCCTATCTCTTTCATTACCGCTGCGGTTGATTGGTTTATGTTCTTTGCATCTGGCATTGAATTAGCATTGTATGGCTTATTCAATACTTCGGAGGCTGCTTCTGCCTCACGAATCTTTTCCATCGAAGTACCACCAGGTTGAATGCCTTGTGCCTTCGCGTTAGCATATGCAGATAGTTCACTTTCGAAACGCTTACGTGGAGCATTTCGCTGACTATTAGCATCGCCAGTATTCATCTGAAGTCCTCTGGCTTTACAACCAAAGCAATCAGGTCCACACTTGGTGTGGTCTATAAAGATATCGTTCTCGTCAGGAAATGGTTCAGTTGATGTAGCATCACAATATACACACCCGTACAATGCTGAGTATGGAATCATGTCTCCATCTACTAACTTATATCCCCACTCAAGAACCTTACTTGCGTGTTCGTGTCCCATATGTCCCCTATATTGCTGTAAAGTTTGCTTCCGTTACCCCAACGCCACCAGCAATAAGTGCTGCTTTTGTTGCGTCATCTACGGTGTACTTGCTACCACCAAGATATACTTCCTGGTAAGTGTCTAAGTCACCATCGTATGGATAACGAACCTGACGGTAAGTTCCATTAACTCTGATAATACTGATGCCACGTGTTAACTTATAGAATGTAAAGAGTCGTTGAACTCCTTCAAATCCTTCGTCGACAGTTGGTGTCTCGAAGATGTAATCTGTCATGACTCCTCCTTTAGTGGACTCACCACCAGGCAGGGTTTCCCCTGCCTAGCAGTCAATTAACTACTAGAGAGCAGCGATTGATGAACCAGATGTGATGCGGTATAGTGCCTCATCACGGTATACTGCGAAGCCAAGTACGCCGTACCAACCCATTGGGCGGAAGCGCATCAACTTATCAGTTACGTTACCGATAACTACGTGTGGCTCTTCAGCTACGGCTTCTGCCATTGCTTGTGAACCTGCAACGATTGTGTCGAAGACACGTGTTACTGGTGTAACTGTTACAGTTGTTGTTGCTGTAACTGCTGCTGAGTTAGCAACGTCTACAGTAATTGTTGTTGTTGAGCCTGATGTTGAAAGAGCAGTAATCTTAGCACCTGTTCCGATGCCTGTTCCTGCAATCTTGTCGCCAACTTCAGCGCGTGATGCGATAACAGATGATGAAGCAACGCCGAATGTGAATCCTGCTGAAACTCCTGCAACTGTTACTGCTGTTGTTGTCAATGCTGTCTGGTCTGCACCTGACTTAGCATTGTACAAACGTGATGACTCTACGAAGAATGCGCCTTCGTATTCACCGATTTCTCCAGCCCAGACCTTAGAAGCATTCTCTGCTGACTGTGACTGTGGGTAGCGCCATCCGAGGTCGCCTGTCTCTGCACGAAGGTCGTGTGAAACTTCTGGGTGGATACCAACCCAGTATGATGCTCCGCGACGGCCCTTAGCCTTGTTAGCGCGTAGCTTAGCAACAGCCTTACGGATGTCTGCTGAGTCAATTGTGTCAGCTGCATCTACGTTAGCAACTGCTGTTGCGTTACCTGCGTAGATGTTGTTTGAACCTGAGCGTAGTGTGTTCATTGCAACTACGTCGATAGAATCGGCTAGGTTGTATGCAATGATGTTAGCGATTGCTGGGTCTACATCTGCTAGAGAGAATAGTTCCAACGCACGTGTTACAAGTACAGCGTTACCGTACTCGTTAAGTGTCACTGTAACAGATGTTGGTGTTGACAATGCTACTGCATCTGGGTCAACTGTCTCTGTTAGTGTTGATGTCTTTGTGTCTAGGTCAACGTACTTCTGTAGAACTACTGTTGAACCTGGGATTGCTTGCTTTGCTGGGCGCTTATCTGCTACAGAACGAATTAGGGGTTCTGAACGGAGAGCGAACTCGAGAAGGCGGTCATATGCCTTCTGTACGAGACCAGCGCCGCCAACTGTACCGCCGAGCGAGGTGCTCGCGGTATCGGTATATGCGTTTGCCATTTTTAATTAGTCTCCTTGACTATGAACGATTGATTATTGTTGACTCTGCATCAGGCTGAGGAGTTCCTCCATAGAACTTGCATTGTCCATGCGTTGTTCTAGGTCCTGTGCTCGGTCTGGTGTAACGGCACCCTGAGTCATGACGTCTTGCTGACGTAGTGTCGCAAGATTTTGTTCGTCACGCTTCTGTGATACCTCTATACCAAATAGGTCAGCGTTCTCGTCTAGCCAGTTCGATACTGCCTCTTCTGAAAAATCACCATCTAAATCCTTGAGGACTAGACGTGCTGCCTTCTGGTTTACACCCTTCTTTTCTAGTACTGACTTAACGGTAGACTCACGCTGCGCCTTGGAAAATCCCTCAAGTTGCTCAGTAAGTTCCTTGATACGCTTCTCATCTGCACGCTTGGCTTTTCGTAACTTTTTAAGTAAGTCACTTCCATCCATCGGTGTATCTGTGTCGTTATCTTGGTCATCGTCTTCGTCGTCCCAGTAGTTGTTGCTCATAGCAACCCACCCTTCTATTCGTTGTTAGTTCGCAGGCCTCAGTTCAGTTCGGGGAAACTGGCTGGCTCCTACTGTCGGTCTATTACTCTGACGGGGCCGATAGGTCCGTTCAGGATTCTAGAATTGTCCTACCGTTTTCTGGGCAAGACTTGTCTTGTTCGTACCTGCTGCACCACTAAAGGATGCAATCTCACGTTGTGTAAGTTTTTGACGCTTACGTTGTGCTGATGCTAGGCTATTGAATACCTCTTGCTCAGCTTCTGTCTGGCCGTAACCTTCAAGAGTTGTGCCATAGATATCAGAAAGTTTTTCAGCAGTTGGAAGGATATCTGCAATAGTTGCATAACCCTTCTGCGCTTCTGCTTGTGTGACACCTTGTGCTGCTAGTTGTTCGGCAACTGATACACCAGTCTGTAGTCCTTGACGTGCTGCTGCTACACCAATTTCGGATGCTGCAACCTGACGTTCAATCTTCTGGAACTGCTGATTAGGGTCTAGTACATAAGCGACTAGGTCTGCTTGACCAATGCCATAGAAGTCACGTAACTGCTTTGAGATGGCAGGGTCAGCATTTTGTACACGTTGCACTGCTGTAACCACACGGTTAGAAAGTTCTGCTGCAGAAACATCATTAGCAATAAACTGAGATACATAGTCATCAGTATCGAACTGCTTAAGCCCATATGCACGTAGAACCTGGCGATAGCCATCTTCAACATTAAGGTACTCAGCAGGATTTAGAACTGATAAGCCCTTCTTAATGCGCTCCTGGTTAGCCTTAAAGCGTGTCTTGTACTCTTCAGTTTCCTGTAAGCCTAGTGTAATTGTTGCTTCAGTTGCTCCATCAATTGCTAAGTCTTTAATCTTATTTACTAAACTACCTAAACCGTAGCGTTGAAAACGCTCAGTAAGAACTTCAATTGCATTCTTACGTGTAGTCTCTGCTGCTACTTTCTTATCTGCGGCTGCAGTATCTAATGCAGTTTTATTTGCAGTAGTAAGCGCAGATATCTGAGACTGCAGCGACTGAATTAAAGCAAGAGTTGCTGGGTCAGTTACATTTGCTGGAACCGTTGGTGACGTCGTAGTTGGTGACGTCGTAGTCGGAGAAGTTGTAGTTGGAGAAGTTGTAGTTGGAGAAGTTGTAGTTGGAGAAGTTGTAGTTGGAGAAGTTGGAGCAGTAGGTGTCCAAGTATTTGTCTTAGCGTCAAACTTAGGTTGAGACGTTAAAGTATTTGCACCAACTGGAGACTCGGGTGTTGCTTGTGTTGTTCCTCCTATTGAACGAGCACCATACTTAGCTCGATTTTCTGGAGTATCTACTGCTGAGTATAACTTCCAAGAACCAGTATTTGAATCACCAATCCAAGAGTAATACTGAATCATTCCTTCTTTGGTTGGAGCATTTGGACGGACTGCAAAGTTTTTCATTGGGTCAGTAGCAGCACGTGCTGTAGCATCTGCTGCCATTTCAAACTCACGGGCAGCCTGTAAATAATCCATTTTTTCTTTTTGACTCATTGCAGCACGCTGTGCTGGAGTTAAATCAGCATAGGCCGTAACCTTTGGGTCTGGCTTTGTTCCTATAACTGGATTCTTATCAGACCCAGGAAATCCACTAGAGGCATAAGCACCTGCGTTAGAAGAACCGCCCATAACCCCGCCTGGTTGCGCTGATGCAGCAGTAATACCAGCAAGTGTTGTTGTATCAAGATTTTTAATACCTGGTGTTGTAGTTCCATCAAATGGCATTGTCACAGTTGTTGCTGGTTTTGTAGAATCATACGGCATCTTTATAGCAGAATCAACAATTTTAGTTACAGCAGCAGGTGTTACTGTTTGTCCTGCTGGTGCAGCAATAACTGCAGGGTTTGTAACAACCGCTTGAGTTGCCTGTCTTGCAATTTGGCGCAGTCTATTATCGCTATCATCTGGTGCAACTGCTTTTAATACAGCAGTTACAACTTTTTCAACTTCTGCAGCCTTTGGTTCCACATTTGCTGGGGTGTTAACTACCGCTGGAGATGAAACTGCTGCTTGTACGGCAACTGCAATTAATGGTTCATAACCGCCACCATCATCGAGCATCATCATACCTGGATTAATTCTAGCCATTACAGTATCCCCATATCACTAAATACTCTTGTTGTCAATGAATCGAGCGTACTACGAGCATTATTTGTAAACAGCCAATCTTTTGAACTTTTGACTGTTTTCTCAGCCATCCATTGTGGCATTATTTCTTGTTTACCAGTAGCAGGATTAATATAACCCATAATTCTTTTCACTAAAGGATTGTTAAAGTTTACTGTATCTGGGTCTAATTCTAATAAGTTAGCAACAGTAGATGTAACATTCGATGCTAGAGCTGACAGAGAGACATTGTTCTTAATACCATCTGCATACGCAGGATAGGCGCTAGCAGAAAGGTTCTTAATATCATTCATAATATCATCTGATGTAGTTTCACCAGCAAATAATGATTTTGATTTAGCATCCCAGTAGGATGTATTTAGCAGGTCACCAACACCGTAAGCATTAGCAAAACTTTGCAACGATGATACGGTGCTCATTGTTGAGCCACCAAGTTTACCCATTGAGCCAGACTTGGTCCTCGGTCATACCGTTCTGGTATCCAAGTTCAACTTGCTTTTCAACACCAGGTGTCCACTGAACACCCTGTTGAACTAAGCGCTTCTTTGTAGATATCTTATATGCATCTAAATCTTTGGCATATACACCAGGCTGATTTGTTTGCGCAGCTTTGCGTGTACGAGCGATAGCATTGTTGTTACGATAGAAATCACTAGAAAGAACAAGTGTCTGGAACTCATCCATCTTACCAGCAAGGTATGCTTGCCAGGCTTTCTCAAGTGTTGGGTCTGTTGCCTTGAGAGCAAGAATCATTTGAATCTGTTCTGCTACAGATGCGTCATTTGCATTAAGCGCCATTATAATCCTCCAGACAAAAGTTTGTTGAGGTCATTTTGGAATTCAAATGCCTTACGACGCTCATATTCTTCAGGGTTTGATTCCTTCAGTTTCTTTTCTACAAGAGCTTCAGATGATTCAGCGGTTAGACCAGGTGTTGTAACCTGTACATTCTCCAACTGGCCCTTTGCATTCTTAACCTTCTTGTAGGTTGTGACAGTGCCAGTGTTTGCCTTATTAAGCAAGTCGAATAGTTCTTTCTTTCTAGTTTCATCTAACTTCTCACCAATAAAACTTAGCCCCCATTGCTCAATTGCTTGGAATGTTTTAGCTCTATCTAGTTGCGAGACGGCACGGGTAGGCAGCGTTGGCTCATCTCCCTTTACTCCCTTAAGAGAATCAGTCAGCAATTGTAGTGGAGTAATCTTAGGTCCACGTCCACCTTGGTAGATGGTTGCTGCAGTTGATACAAGCTGTGACCACAAACCATATGCTTCTACAGTACTGATAGTCTTACCTTTGGCAGCATATGCTCCAATAATCTTATTTTGTAAAGACTTGTCATTCCAGAAACTAGTTGTTACTGTAGTTGTTGGCTTTAATGTAGGCACAACAGATGATACTGGTTTGCCTCCTTTGAAGACAAGTCCCTGGTTAGGCTTGTTTGTTTCTCCCAAGTAAACAAGGGCCGTGCTTCCGATGCCACCTTGCTGCCAAATTGCTGTATCTCCAATTGCAAACCCTGCTGCTAGCAGGTCTACAGCAACATCATCACTAATACCTACTGGTGCATTTTCTGCAATAAGAATAGGCTTAGGAAGTGGTGCTTTGTTTGTTGACTTAGGAGGGGTCTTTGGCTTACCTGACAACTGACGATTAATCTCTGCTAGTCTTTTGCGGTCTACTTCTGTTGCTTTTAGAGAAGCAAGACGTGCAGATGCTGTGTTTGCAGTAATATCTACTTTAGAAGCAGCGGCAATCTTTGCCGTTAACTTCTTTTTCTCAGCTAATAATTCTTCTGTAGTTGCCATGTTATAGTCCTGAACCTAGATATTTGTCATAGATTCTATCCTGTGATAGGAATCTGTCGTAGATATTAGCGAACTCTAAGTCACCAGACTTAAGTTGGTTAACATAATAGTCAAGAACCATACGCAAGTCTACGTTCTCCTTAGCATCGATATTGTTAGATGGTCGTCCACGTAAGGTAGCAGAGATGCTATCTCTTACCTTCATGTACAAAGCAACTGATTTCCATGTAGCGTCTTCAGCATTATCTGTCATGAACTTTTCATCACCAAGAATCTTCTTGAATCCGATAATAGTCTTTGCAGACTTTGTGCCATCGACATCGCGGTAATCTTGATACCATGCACTAGGAGAGCCTGTTGGCTTTCCAGTGACTGGGTCAATATCAGATGCCAGTTGCTGAACAATTGCCTGCTTAGCAGCGGCTAAGTCCTCAGCACCTGATTGCTGGAATGATGTAAGTCCACGCTTTTCAAGGTGTGCATCAAGCACTGCCATAGCACGGCGGTACTTAGCCCAACCTTCACGAGATGCGTTCTGTTGCTGTGCTTCTTGAGGGTCTTGCTTTCCTCGGTACTTCTCAGGTGTTCCTGGTGCAATAGATGTCTCTGATTGCCACCAGTATGCTGTAGGATTATACTTAGCAGCACCTGAACCCTTGGTAATCAAACCAACTAGGTATGAGTTGTCGCCCTTTACATCAGCGATTAAGTCTGTGTAACGCTTAGCATTTTGCACATCATCCATTGTAGCCTGTGAACCTGTAGGGTTCTTAGATAAAGATGTAGCAAACTCAAAGTATTCTGGGTAGTCCTCAAGGAACTTAGCATCTGCGCCTAGACCATAGGTCTGGCTATACTCACGCCACTTATCCATATAGAATCGGTAAGGACTCTCGAACTGTGGTGCAAATGGTAGGATTAAGTTAGCTGCTACACGCATCTTGTAGAATGCATCAGTCTTCTTCTTAATCTGTGCATCTGTCAAGTAAGCAGTTCCTGCTTCTTGTGCCTTCTGCTGCTCAGTTAACCAGATGAGTTGATATGTCTTAGCATAATCGTCATTGTTTAGGCCTTGTACAGCCTTCAAAGAGTTACGCATCCATGTAGGAAGGAACTGAGTTAGTGATGCATCAGGTCCATATGGAAACGCAAACGATACGACTTCAGATAGTTCTGGCTTCAACTTAAGTACATTCGCTACAGGAATAGCAGCAAATGGACCAACAGATACACCAAATGGATTACCTTGGAAGATAACATCCAGGCTTCGCTTACTGATACCTATCTGGTCAAGAGATGACAACCCCTCACCAATGACAGGAAGTTTCTTTAATCCACTAGGAATGGGCAACCACATTGTATCATTAGGGTTCAGTGGGTTGTCTGTACCTACTGGGTCGCCATTCTCATCAGTAATAAGACCTGCACGGTTAGGTGCATTCCATACAATGTTGGCACGATTAAGAATAGCAGGGTTATCCATACCAATTCTGAACCATGTCTTGATTGCATTCTCTTGTGCAGAGAAGAAGGGTGATACAAAGCGTAGCATATGTGCAGCATTTGAGCGACGTTCTACGTTATAAAGGATTCCCTTTACACCTTTAAGAGCATCTGCTCGTGCGCCTGCAGTTAACTTATATTGTAGGTCAGCAAATTCTTCACGGGTAAACGTGCCGCCCTTAAGAAACTCTGCTGTCTCAAGTCGCTTCTGAATGGACTTTTCGTACAAGTCAATAAACAATGGGTGACGTGCCCAGTTATCTTCAGGTATCTGTGCCAGATACTTAAACAATGATGATGTGACACGCCTAGATATGGCACGTGGCTTAAGGTTCATATTCGCATCTAGTAGGTGACCATGCACGATAGGTAGTGCATTAGGGTCACGTACTGCATTACGGAGAAAATCTTCTGTTACTTTGCCAGCTTCTTCTCCAGGAAGTGCTGACATAATCTTCTCGCGTATACCATAACCATCAGGTATGTAACTATCTAGGAACTTCTGTGCAGTTACAACGTATTCAAGTGCGTCAGCACGGGCAATACCTAAACGAGCACGGAGTTCTTTATTGTCTGCAAGTTCTTTTGCTACTTCATCAACACTCTTGCCAGCCATAAGTCCACGAGGAACTGCAGCATTAGCAAATGTCTCATTGATGGCATTTGTCCACTCTTGGTAGTAGTTGACATCACCTGGGCGCACAGCGCCACGGCCCTTGCTTGCTACGTTTGCACCATAGATGGTAGAGTAGTCTTCAAGGAGTGAATAGAAAGTCTGTTGTGATGAGTTCAACTCACGGAATAGCCCACCATTGGGTCCACCAAAGGCGCCCCAAATTGTGTACTTAGTTCCATCTGGACTATCGACAGTCGATGTAAGTTCAATGTCTTGCTCACCAATGCGCTTCTTACGTGAAGCAACCTTTGATTGCTCTAGCTTAGTAAGTGCCACGTTGTTTGATTCATAGGCAGCATTTGCTGTATCTAGTGACTTTTGCTTTACAACTAATTCACCGATTAAATCTGCATTGTCTGGTTCCAATGATACACGTGCTTCAAGATTTGCAATTTCTTTTGAAAGTCGTGCAATCTCTGAACCGCTCTTCTGCAAATCTTCCTTAAGAGCCTTGTAGTCTATCTTGGCTGGTGCATTGTAGTTGTCAACCATACGATTCTTGGCAGTTCTGGTATTGTCTACTAGATTTCTCATTCCTTCACCTGCGTGACGAAGAGAAGCCATAGCACCTACTGTAGCCCAGATACGTAACTGCGAATCAGCAGCGTTACGGATAGGATATCCAAGGCGCAGAAGAACTGCAGCCTTCCAGAGGTCAGATGTCAACGCAATCTTATCATGGATGCTACCACCAACTGCGCGAAGTGAACTTGCGTTCTGCTTAATGACTGCATCAATTGAGTCAAAATCTGCAATTGGTAAAAAGTTTGCTGTCTGAGATTCAAACAATGGCACCTTAATCATTTGATTAAGTTCATGGTCGTACAAGAATCCTTCTTCTTTAGATTCACGTAGTTTACCAGAGCGCAATTGTGTGTGATAATTGTAAAGGTCTTCTGCATCTTTTTCAGAAATGCCATTTTTTGCAGCAATGATTCTGTAGCCAGTCTGCTCTAGGTCATTAATGACACGAGCGCGAGCTTCGGGTGTAGTTGCACGAGAGTAACGCTCTACATATGACAGAGCATCTTGCGTTGTGAACGTTCCAGTTTGCAAACGAGTGATAAAAGCTGCAGCTTTTGTAGGCACTGGTTTAGATAGTGTAATCAAACGGTCTGTGACGGCTGTCACTTCGCGGATTGAGTCACCTTCGTTAAGATTAATAACGCCACTTGGACGTTCTTTTTGTCCCCAAGTTACCTTGTAGTACAATTTGTGGAATGGTGTTGGCTGGTACATTGAAAGTTTTGCATCAGCTACAGCATTTGAGTGGTACGGAAGGCTATTAGCAGTAGCAATGAATCGACCAGTGCCTTGAAATAAACCACCGACACCTTCTGTAAGCGCTGGTGTTTCAGAAACTCCAAGCAACGTATCAACATAACGGTCATGCTTTGCCCATGCGGAGATAAAATCTCTATCAGCTTGAATCTCTTCAGGTGTACGCAAAGCAAATTGTAGCATATCATCAGTTGTTGCGTCAATTAATTTAGATTCTTCATTAAGCAAAACTTTGTAATCACTCATTGTCATCTCGCCATTTGCAATACGCAATGGTGCTACAATGTCTGGGCGCTTTAGTTCATCAAGAATATCTATACCGCTTTTGTCACCCATGACTGCAAGCATTGTATTGATTGCTTCATCTTTAGTTGCAGTAGTTCCAAGCAAGTATGAAACCGTAGCCTGATTGTTACTGCCCTTAACCCAAGGGTGGTTTTGTGCCCAAGCAATGTCATTGTTGGCAAAATCCTCAGCAAGTCTGCTGTACTTATCTGCCAACTTATTTTGTGTTGGAATGCCAGAGCGGACTTCACGAAGTGCAATAATTGCATCCTTAGCAGAATCGGCAGCACGCTTAGCAGCAATAAACTTCCCACCAACAATAGAAACATCGCCAGCAAACTGAGCGATTGTATCAATAGAACCAGATGCAACTCTACCCATTAGGCTATTAGAAAATGCTTCTTCACGTTGCTTATCATCATAGATATCAAAGTCAGAGTCCATAAACTTTGGAGTCAGCTCATCTGGCAAGAAAGATAGTGACCCACCTAGTTGTGTGCTGAGTGCCTGGCCAAAAGAAATTTCGTTAC